TGCCGCGTGATCCCCACACCGGCGAGAGTGCTTCACGTGGAACACGTTTCACGCTGATGTCGAAGCCGAGGAGTCGCACCTATTCGGCCTCCATGTCCCGGCGCTTGTAGGTGCGCTTGCGAGGCTCGTGATCGTCGCCCTGCACCTTGCGCGGCCGTCCGCGCTTCCTCTTCGGTGGTGCTGGCGCGTCGGAGGCCCCCTCGGCCGGTGCCCCCGCGTCCGGTTCAATGGCGGCGAGGGTGGCCGAGCGCACCGCGACCAGGAGACGCGCGTCGCTCGGCGAGGCTTCAAAGGTTTCGCCCATTGCCACGCGCCGACTCGCATAGACCATCGGCCGGCGCGCAATCAGTTTGACCATGCCGAAACTCCCTATGAGCGAAGCCGGCGAGCGGCTGCCCGCCGGCGTCCGCCTGCCCGGTTCAGGGCGCTGCGCACGCGCCGTAGTCGGCGCCGCTGATGTAGCCCACGGCCTCGTCCCGCGCCTTCTGCCAGTTGATCCACCGCTCGGCCCGGATGCCGACGCAGTTTCTCTGCCATAGCGAGAAGGCCGGCGCGGTGCCGTTCGCCAGATCGAGCGTCGCCTCGCGGCTCACGTCGACCTGCACACCGCCGTCATCGGCCAGCAACACCTCGGACTGCTTGATCAGGACGATAATGTCCTCGAGCGCCGTGCTCTGCGAGGTGACGACATTCACGCCCGCGAGCGTGCCGCCCGCCGCGCCGATCCCGCCGAATTCCGGCTGGCCGAGCGCGTTCGTCATCATGCCGATCGAGGTCGCCATGACCTCCGACATGACGAGCGCCGATCCCGACACGCTGATATTCGCCGCGGTCAGGGTCGTGAAGAGGCTCCGCAGATCGCAGCGCAGGGCCGCGGCATCGTCACCCGTGGACGGGACGGGTGTCGCCGTATTGGTGACGGAGGCCGGCCGGACGCCCGCGCTCGCCGTGACGGCCGGATCGAGGAACTGCTCGTCCAGGTACTGCGCGATCTGCGCGATCATGTCCTGACGCACCGTATCCTCGGCCGACGGACTGGAGAGCCGCGCGAGCTCCTCGGTGATCACGACGATGCCGGCGACTTTCGTGTACGCCATCGTCACGTAGTCGAACGCCAGATCGCTCGTCGGCTTCACGAGGCCCTCACCGACCCATGCCACCGTCGAGCCGCCGGTTTGCCGCGCGATACGCACGTTGAACGGCACCCGCCGGAGGTTGAGCTTGCCGATCACGGTTGCCGGCCGCAGCAGTTCGAGGAACTCCGCTGCCAGTTGCTGCGGATAGGCGAGCGGTGCGGCCCAATCGCTGTCCGTCGTCGAGCCGGCCGTACCCTTCTGTTCGAGTGCGCGCAGGACTTCCGGCGTGGAATCCTGCCACCGGCGCGCGAACATCAGCGCGTCCGAAATACTGCCGCGCGAATTGGCGAGCGCCATCGCGTAGCGGACGAAGGCCGTGCCCTTCGGCACCCGTGGCTTACCGAGGGTGATCACGGCGCCGGCGCGAGCCTGCAGCGCATCATCCTGACTCTGCCCGGCGACCGGCGTCGCCTTCGGCAGTACGGCGCGCTCCATGTGCCGGCACCGCTCGATGTCTTTGAGCACGGAGTCGACCTGTGGCGTCAACCCGTCGAAGGCGTCCTGCTCTGACGTGTCGAGCGTGCGCCCTTCGGCGCGCGCCTTGTCCATGATCGAGGTCTGCTGGCCGATCAGCGAGGCGTGCGTCGCCTCGAGCGATCGGATCTGTTCCTGAATGTTCATTGATCGTTGGCCTCCCGGCCTGAGTGTGGTTGCCGTGGCGCCGGCCGTTGATGTCGGGCGGCCCGATGCAGCGAGGTTCTCGGCCTGACGCGGCCTCTCGCTGTCGAGCGCCCGGACGGTAGAAATCGTGGCTTCAGCGTTGGCGGGAATGGTGACGAGCGAGAGTTCCACCCATTCCCACTCCTTGAACCGGACGCCGCCGGTCTTCAGTCGCTCGACGGCCCCCTCGATCGCCCGAAAGCCGATCGAGACGGCACCGACGAGCCGGTATTTCAGACTATGGATCGCTTCATCGACGCGGTCCTTGAGCCGGCCCGCTTCCTTGACGTGCGGAAGAACCGCGCGAAATGGAATCCCCGCCGCCGTCGGCTGCGCGAATTCCACATGGCCCACCGGCTGCGTCGCATCGTGCTGCCACAGCAGCGGCATCGGCAGCGCGAAGCGTGCGCCCAACGGCTCGACGATGTCGCCCATGCGATCCGGTGTCGGCGTGGACGCCAGGCCCGAAATGGTCGTGCTGTTCGCATCGCTCGCAAGGGACTTGACCTCGATCAGTGAATAGGCGCGTTCCATCGGCATTACCCCACGACGAAGACCTGAAACTTGCGCTCACCCTGCGTGGAGGCGGCCTGTCCCAACGCCATCGCGAGCGCCACGGCGCCGTCAATGCGCCCGGTCGCCTTCGATTTGTCGAGCTTGCGGTTCCCGGCCGCGTCGCGCGTGACGACGGCGTTTGCAACGCACATCGTCAGCACCGGATGGCCGCCGTGACGGATGTTCTCGTCCAAGAGCTCGTGCTCGAGCACGTCGAGCGCCGGCGTCATGTCGCGGAACCCTTGCCCGTGCTCGATGAGCGGCAGCGTCGCGCCGAGCCGGCTCAGTTCCGCCTGCAGCAACTTGATGTGCCAGCGGTCGAACGCGATCCCCTTGACTGGGTAGCGCCCGCAGAGATCCACCAGATGCTCGGCGACGTAGCCGTAGTCCACCGAGGCGCCGGGCGTCAGCGTCAGGTGCCCCTGCCGCGCCCAGACGTCATACGGCACGCGGTCGCGGTGGGCCCGCTCATGCACGCCCTTTTCCGGCGCGAAGAATTCCGAGCGGACGTGCCACGTCCCGCTCGAGCCCTGGCCGACGATCACGCACGCCGTGAGATCGGCCTTTTCCGAGAGATCGAGGCCGATCCACGCGCCACCCTCGAAGGCGCGCTCCTCGACGGCGCCGGCGCACGAGTCCCATACCGCTCGGGTAATGAATGGGTGGGAGACGTTCACCCTCTGGTTTAACACCAGATTCCGGTATGCAGCCTCGCGCGCCGGCATGCGTTGTGCGCTCGCCGCCTGGTCGAGCACCTCCTCGCGATTGAGGAAGTCCCCGAACGCGGGGTTGGCGAGCTTGATCGTTTCTTCAGCAAAAGGGTCGAGCGACTCCGGCGCCGTGTAGAGCCACAGTTTCACTTTCGGGTCGGCGCCGGTCTTCGCGTCGTCGATCAGCACCGAGAGCAGATCCGCATCGGTCGGCGCCTGCGTCGAGATCACGATCGAGAGCGGATGTTCCTGCGCACCCGCGGCCGTCTCGAGTGCCTCGTACAGTTCCGACCGCGGCCCTTTGACCTGGCCGAGCTCGTCATGCACCACGAACACCGGCGACAGGCCGTAGGCAGTGGAGGCATCGGCGGACAGCGCCCGGTACAGCGTCCCGAGCTCGCCGCAGTAGAGTTGCTTCGCGGTATCACGCACCGACACGTACTGCCGCAGATCCGGCGACAGGCGCACCATCTTCGTCGCCAGGTTGAACAGCAGCGACGCCTGATCGCGCGACTGCGCGGCGCTGAATAGCTGCGAATTCGGCCGCGCCTCCGGCCCGCACAGGTGCAGCAGCAAGAGGAAGGCCGACGTCGTGGTCTTCGAGTTCTTGCGGCCGAAGCTGACGATGGCCCGGCGGGTCGGCGTGTCGTAAATGCCGCAGATCAGATCCCGCTGCCACGCCCGCAGCACCACGGCCTCACCGACGAACTTGCCCTCCGGAATGCGGCAATATGCCTCGATCCAGTCGCAGTTCGCCTGGCCTCGAGTGGGGATTACGCGCTGCGCCGGCCTTCCCACGGTCTCGCCCCATCAGCAACACGATCGCGCGTCGCGGCTTTCTGCGTGTCGTACCGGCTCTGCTGTGCGAGCCGCATTTTTGTCGCCAGCGTCGCCAGTTCACTGCTGGCGGCCGTGATCATCTTGCGGATGCGCTCGTATTGAACCAGTCCCTTCTCGGTGTTGAGCCGTCGTTCATACCGGCGCAACGCCTGCGACATCACGTCGTGTTGCACCGATGCCCGGCAATACGCCTTGAGCAAAATGGCGCTGTCCTCTTTCCACCACTCGGCCGGCTTCGTCGCCACCACCGCGCGCCAGTAGGCGGCCTCGGCGTCGGTCAGATCGGCCGGCGGATCAGGCAGGCGCCCGAGCGCCTTGGTGGCCACCACCGCCAGTTCCGCCACACTTTTCCGCCCGCGCTCTTCCATGCCCGTCCCTACGAATTAGGAAAATTCGAC